AGTTTTTCCTTTTACATAACGTTGAACGTTAATGTGGTTAAGAGCAACTGCTGTTTGAGTTATATTTATTCCCCCAACCCCTTTTACTAAAAATGAAGGAATACCATCCATATAAAGAATAAATCTATTAGATTGTTTTGGTTCAAACGCGGTAAAAAAGATTTCGTTAGGATTTAAAATTGCCATTTTGTTTTTATTTTAATTTTGTTTTATTATAAATATTTAATAATTTAATTTTTTATCCAGGAAATTCAGCTCCTGTTGGTAATAAGATAAAATCTAATGAAATAAATTCTGCTGTTCTAGTTGGTTGAATATAAATTTGACCTACTAATTGGTTTTGATCAATTACTGCGGGTCCATTATTTGATTCATCCATTACTATTTTATAAGCATATAATCCTTGCTTTTGTTGAATTCCTTCTAAAAATGGAGTTACTCTAGATACAAATGAATTTCTTGTTGATATTGTATTCTGTTCAAATACTACTGTATCTGCAATTTGACGAATATAATTTTTAAGTTCAATTAGTAAACGTCTTACATTTACACGATTTAAAGCAGATTGTTGTTTTTGTAATGTCTTTTGTCCAAATACTACTACACCTTGTTTTGGTAATGTTGCTATAGGGTTAATATTATTAGCATATAATGTATCTCTTTGTCCTTGAGTCAATTTATATTGAGCCTGTAATACTGTAGATAATCCACCACGATTAATACCTGCGGGAGCAAACCAAGGAGCAGATACTTTATCATTAAAAGCATATACACCTGGGATTACTGTTGAAGCTGGGACAAATACTTGTTTTCCAGTTGATGGGTCTTGAATACGAACCCAAGGCCAATATGAAGCAGCATATGAAGTATCTCTTGTTTGGGCTTGTGTAATTACAGTTCCTAAAGTACTATTATAATCTACTAAATCAGGTACATATAAATTATCCCCTCTAGAAATAGTATTTGTAATAATACTTGTGATTTGAGATGTATGGTTATTATTTGTTAATCCTGGGGTAAATAGAATATTAAATTGATATGCCTCTCTATTTCCAAATAAATCAATCATACGATTATAATCACTACCTATTAAACCTTGAGTGTTTGCACTAGAAATAGCATCATAAAAATTAATTGGGGATGATGATAAAACGGTTCCTGTAGCACCAGTAAATGAACCACTTCCATTTATTGGAATGGATGATGTAAATGCACTTATTGCAATTCCATTGGCATCAAAATAATTTGGCGTATTATAATTAACAGATTTAACATATACATATCGGGATTTGTTTGAAAAACTTCCTGATAATTGCATTTGGTTATTAGGCTGGTCGTAATTTAATACTTGATCACCAATTACATTAGCAATGTAACGGTTTGAGTTAGGATCTAAAGTAACACTATTAAAAGTTTCAAGTATTACTTTATTATTTGTAGTATCATTTCCTCTTCTAATTAACACGTTAAATGTACCTGATCCTGTGTTTGAATTTGTAATTTCAAATCTAATATTATCTACAGATCCTGAAGCTAAAGATCCAGAGGCATCTAATGAACTTGAGCTATTATTAATTATTCCTTCAGAAATAGTTCCAAGGGAAAATGATGATGATGTTAAGTAGTTTGTAGCTGATGTACTTGTTGCTTCACTAAAAGAACCGCTTGCTACTCTAGCTACTAATAATGAAGTACCACCATAATTAAAATAATTATATGCTGCAATTGAAGTTAAATATGAATATGAATTACCACCACTTATGAAAGTATCTCCAAACATTGTTGTAAAATCTGAATAAGAAGTTACTAGTATAGGAGTTTCGTATGGGCCTTTTACTGTTGGACCTATAATAGCAGCACCTGCTTGTACAGGTTGGCCTGTTAAAAATGTTTGGTCTAATTCATTAGTAATTACACCGGGAGATACTGGAAAATTTGCCATTTTATTTTTTTATTATAAATATTAATTTTTTTGTTAAAATAAATTATTAACTAGGAAATATTGCACCTGAGGGTAAAATATTAAAATCTAAAAGAATAAATTCTATTGTTCTAGTAGGTTGTAAATAAATTTGACCTACTAATTGGTTTTGATCTACAACTGATGGGGGATTATTTGATTCATCCATTATTACTTTAAAACTAGTTAAACCTTGTTGTTGTTGAATAGATAACAAATAAGGATTAATTATTGATAATAGTTCATTTCGTGTATTTGTATCATTTTGTTCAAATACAAATGTATCTGCTACTTGAGAGATATAACTTTTAAGTTCAATTAGTAAACGTCTTACATTTACACGATCTAAAGCACTTTTTTTCTTTTGTAGTGTTTTTTGTCCAAATACTACAATACCTGCACCAGGAAAAGTTGCAATAGGATTTATATTTGATTGGTATAAAGTATCTCTGTTTCCCTGGGTTAAAATACGTTCAGTCTGAATAGCAGTTGGTAAAATACCTCGGTTTATACCCGCGGGAGCAAACCAAGGAGCAGCAACACTATCATTAAATGCATATACACTAGGAATCATTGTTGATGCAGGAACCCAAACTAGGTTTAATGTATCTGGGTCAAGTGTTTTTAACCAAGGCCAATAAGTAGCCATATATGGGGTATTATAGGAAGATACTGTAGAAGTTACAGTACCTATTGTAGCATTATATGGTACTAAATCTATAATAGCTATAGCATCTCCTCGTTCTTGAACGATAGTTTGGATTTGGGTAATAGTAGTTGATGAAGGAGCACCATGGGAACTTATTAATCCTGGGGTGATTAAAATATTATATTTATATGCATCTTTATTTGCTAATAAAGAAATAGATTCAGTATAATTGTTTGCTGTAAGACCTTGAATATTATTTGAAGTTATAGCTTCATAATACTTACCTGCTACCGACGGGATATTAGTTCCTTTAGCTGACCCAAAAGTACCACTAGATGATATGGGGAGTGATCCAGTAAATTGGTTTTTTGGTATTCCATTATTATCTAAATAATTTGGAGTTGTTTGATTAACAGATTTAACTCGTATATATTTTGAATTATTTAAATAGCTTCCACTCATTTGAATATAATATTCATTATTATCTGAAAGGATATTTTCAACTTGATTACCTATTACTTTTTCAATATAATTAGCAGCAAAAGGATCTAATGATAATGGACCCCAATTTTCTATAACTGAAGGATTAATATCTGAATCGTTTCCTTGTCTAATAAGTAAAGAAAAAGTTCCATCATTTATATTTTGGGATGATATTTGCCATCTAAAATTATCTGCTGATCCACTTAATAAGGTTCCAAAAGAACCTGTAGGGCCTGTGCTATTCATTATTATACCTTCAGAAATTGTTTCTAAAATAAAAGGAGAGGCATTATATGGTGATCCTGCGGAATGAGCTGAAGAGGAAATAAATGAAGATGTAGCGTATGTCCAATCTAAAGAAGTACTTCCACTTACTACACGTGTAACTAATAAAGTATTTCCCCCACTATTAAAATAGTTATAAGCAGCAATAGAGGTAAAATATGTAAAAGTTTGACTACCACTTAAAAAGGTAGATCCAAATTTATTTAAATAATCACTATAAGTAGTACATAATACTGGGATTCCTACTTTACCTTTTGGTGTTGGGCCTATTATAGCGGCTCCTGCTTGAATTGGTAGTTGAGTTATAAATGATTGATCATTTTCTATAGCTAATACACCAGGTGATACGATTGTTTCCGCCATTTGTTATAAATTATTTTTATTATAAATATAGCAAAAATTAAATTAAATTAATTTATTTTAATAATTTCACCGGTTTCTGGGTCAAGGTTAAATTTTCCATATTTATCAAATAAGGTTTTTGTAAATTCTTTTTCTTGATTTGAGATTTCTGTTAAATATAATTTTGAGGTTTCATATCTGTTTTCAACTTGGATTTTTAAAATTGAAATTTCTCCCAACTCCAATATCAATGATTGAGTTTTTGATTGAATGTCTTTTATGTTTTGTAATTCTTCTGTAGTTAAAAACTGTTTATCTGAAACTATTGGCATATATTTAAATTTAGGGGTTTATTGTAATGTACAACTTTATTTTCCTTGAGACACGGAAATTTTAACGTAATTTTTACTTGATTTAATTTTACTAGTTTTTGACTTAGCGTGAACCCCAGGTCTACGTTTTTTTGGTTTACCTTGGAATGTTGCTACTGATTGTCCTTTTGCTTTTGCCATTTTAAATTATATTATATATTGTTTTATTATGCAAATGAAGATGATCTCCAAGCTCCATTCATCCACATATAAAGACGATATTGACCTCCTACAGTTGCAGGAATAATTTCTCCATCGGAACCTGACCAAGCAGGAGCAATTGATTGAGTTGTTGGTAATACAATTGAACCGGACATTCT